GGCAACGCGACCGTGCTGGCGTACGGCAACGCGTCCGTGCGGGCGGACGGCAACGCGACCGTGCGGGCGTACGGCAACGCGACCGTGCGGGCGGACGGCAACGCGACCGTGCGGGCGTACGGCAACGCGACCGTGGAGGCGTACGGCAACGCGACCGTGCGGGCGGACGGCAACGCGACCGTGCGGGCGTACGGCAACGCGACCGTGCGGGCGTACGGCAACGCGACCGTGCGGGCGGACGGCAACGCGACCGTGCGGGCGGGGAAGTACGTCCCGGTTCAGAAGTGGGCGACGCACCGCGGGTCGATCAGCGGCGGAGTCCTGATCGAGCTCCCGGATCTCTATGACCTCGACGCGACGGGCTGGTGCGACTATCGCGGCGTCGACGTGGTGGACGGCTCCGTGGTGTTGTTCAAGGCCGTCGACGACGACTTCGGGACGTCGTACTCGCGCGAAGCGGGTCTCTTCTACACGCCGGGCTCGACGGTCTCGGCGCCTGATTGGCGCGCGACGCCGGACTGCGGGCATGGGCTGCACGCGTGCTCGAAGCCGTGGATCAGCGAGCGCTACCACCGCGACGCGACCCGGTACGTGCAGGTGCGAGCCAAGCTCGCCGACCTCGTCGTGATCGACGCGGAGAAGGTGAAGGCACCGGCGTTCGAGGTCGTGTGCGAGTGCGACATCGACGGCGAGCCCCTCCAGGTCGACGTCGGGAAGGCGGCCTGAGGTGCGGCCGGTCAAGACGGCGAACTCGAACCACAACTTTGGCCCGCCGGCGGGCTGCGAGCGCGGGATCGGTGATCTGCCGTGCCAGCGGCTCGACGTCGACGGGACGCCGACGATCAGGTCGGTGTGGGAGCCGGGCGACGTGGAGCGCGCGGCGATCGCCGAGGGCGCGAACGTCGAGCTCGACGTAGCGTGGATCGGTGCGTTCCCGCCGGTCGCGCTCAACGTCACCGACGAGCAGCGCGTCGGCATCGACGGACGGCCTAGCGCGCCGGGCCTTCGTGGAGATCTCGCGACGCTGATCGACGCGTTCGCCGACGCGCCGGTCACGGTGCAGTTGCTCAAGATCGGGGAGGAGCTCGGCGAGGCGTCGGAGGCGTACATCGGCCTCTACGGGCTGAATCCGCGGAAGGGCGTGACGCACAGCTGCGACGACGTCGCGCTTGAGCTGGCCGATGTGGCGGTCTCCGCGATCCACGCGTTGTCCTCGTTCTCGGCTGATCCGCTCCAGGCGCTCACGTTGCGGTTTGCGGAGGTGGCGGCGCGGCTCCGGGCACTGCCGCAGGGGCGGGCGGCGTGACGGCGGTCGTCTGGAACGAGGACTGCGTCTCCGGGATGGTGGCGCGTCTCGAGGAGGGGTCGGTGGATCTGACGGTGACGTCGATCCCGTTCGCGGATTTGTTCACGTATAGCCACAAGTCGGAGGACATGGGGAATTGCGGCGCGGCGGGGGTGGATTTCGTCGGGTCGCAGTTCGGCTGCCACTTGCGGTTCTTCACGGAGCAGCTCTTCGCGGTGACGCGGCCGGGGACGAACGCGTGCGTGCATGTGCAGCAGTTGCGGGCGACGAAGGTCGAGCACGGGTTCATCGGCTTGCGGAACTTCCGTGACGACACGATCAAGATCTTCGTGGCGGCGGGGTTCGAGTGGAAGGGCGAGTTCGTGATCCCGAAGAATCCGCAGGCGATCGCGCGGCGCCAGAACCTCCATTCGTTGCTGTTCGTGACCGGGGCGCGTGATGCGCGCCAGTTGGCGCCGGCCCCGAACGACTACGTGCTGGTGTTCCAGCGGCCGGGGGAGGCGCCGCCGGTTCCGGCGTTGCGCCACCGCTCGAACCGCGACGGCTGGGTCAGCACGGAGGAGTGGATCCGGGACGCGCACGGCGTCTGGTCGGACATCCGCGAGACGGACGTTTTGGACGGCTGGAACCAGGGCCGGGAGGAGGGCGACGAGAAGCACGTGTGCCCTCTGCAGCTGGAGGTGATCCGGCGCTGCGTCCGCTTGTACTCGAACCCGTCCGAGCTTGTCCTAGACCCGTTCGCGGGGATCGGGAGCACCGGCCACGTGGCGGTGGAGCAGGGCCGCCGGTTCGTCGGGTTCGAGTTGAAGGAGTCGTACCACCGGCTCTGCGAGCGGAACCTCGCCAGGGCGTTGCACGGCGAGACGGCGGCCGGCCAACTCGCGTTGGCGACGGAGCAGTCATGACCGGCCCGGCGCTGTACGTCGTCCACGACGAGGAGCTGTTGTGCCGGTTGTTCGTGCTGGAGGAGCGGTCGCCGCACGGGGAGGTCTGGGACATGTGTTTGTGCGGCCACGCTCGTGGCTCGCATTCGTTCCAGCGGAAGTGTTGGGCGTGCGTGCCGCCGGCGCGGGAGCGGCCGCAGACACCGGAGTCTGAGGCGCGGCACCAGCGGAGGAAGGCCGCGTGAGCGCCGCCGCTCGGATGCGTCCGCTCGAGCGGAAAGCGCAGGCGACGATCCTGGAGGTCGCGACGCGGCTGCAGTGGCGGTTCGTGCATTTCCACGATTCGCGGCGGCAGGTGGTTGACCGGGGCGGCGAGGCGCGCGTGATCGGCGATGCGGCGGCGAAGGGCTGGCCGGATCTGACGCTCGTCCGCGACCGGGTGGTGTACGCGGAGGTGAAGCGGCAGGGCGAGAAGCCGCGGCCGGATCAGGTCGTGTGGCTGGACGCGCTCGCGGCGGCGGGCGCCGAGGTGTACGTGTGGACGCTCGACGACCTGGAGGAGATCAACGCGATCCTGGGCTCGCGGTCGCGGTTCGACTGTCGGCGGGTGCCGCCGCGGTCGGCGTGGGTCGCTGGGCGGGGAAGGAGGGACGCGTGACGGCGATCGAGTGGACGGATGCGACGTGGAACCCGGTTACGGGCTGCGACCGCTTGTCGCCTGGGTGCGCCCGCTGCTACGCGCTCGAGCTGGCGGGCCGGTTGAAGGCGATGGGGCAGCCGCGCTACCAGCGCGACGGCGATCCGCGCACGTCGGGGCCGGGGTTCGGCGTGACGTTGCACGAGGACAAGCTAGCGGAGCCTCTGCGGTGGCGGAAGGAGCGGATGGTGTTCGTGAACTCGATGAGCGACCTCTTCCACGAGGAGATCCCGGACGAGTTCATCACGGACGTCTTCGCGATCATGCAGAGCGCTCCGCAGCACACGTTCCAGGTGCTCACGAAGCGTCCCGAGCGCGCCTGCGAACTCCTCGCCGATGACCCTGGCTACGCGATGCGGAAGATCATCGCAGGCCCTTGGAGGTCGCCCGAGGAAGTGTGGCCCCTGCCGAACGTGTGGTTGGGCGTGTCGATCGAGAACGCCCGCTACACGTGGCGCGCGGACGTGCTCCGGGAGATCCCGGCGGCGGTGAGGTTCATCAGCGCCGAGCCGCTGCTCGGCAGCCTCCTTCCGGAAGCCTTCGAGTGCCCGCGTTGCGAAGGTCAGAGGTATGACCGCGGCTCGTGCGGGCTCTGCGGCAACCGCGGCGTCCTTGATGATCGCGGCGAGTGCAACCGCCTCCCGCTTGATCTGACCGGGATCGACTGGCTGATCGTCGGTGGCGAGTCCGGCGGGAAGGCGGCGCGGCCGATGCATCCGGAGTGGGCGCGAGAGCTCCGTGACGCCTGCCTAGAGCATGTCGAGCCAGGCGACCTCGGCGATGTCAGGCCCGCATTCTTCTTCAAGCAGTGGGGCTCGTGGGCCGAGGCGCACATCGGCAACGTCGATCGGGCGGGTGAGCATCGCTTCCTGCAGCCGGACGGAGAGGATCGGACGAAGCGCCCGCTTGACGAGCACGACGACGAGACAGCGCACATGGTCTACGTGGGGACGTCTCCGAAGTCGGGCGGCAGGCTCCTCGACGGGCGCGAGTGGAACGAGATGCCGCAGCCGACAGCTGGGGCTGGGGCGTGAGCTTCGCGGCTCTGGACGACAAGTTCCATTCGCACCCGAAGGTGTTGATCGCGGGGAACGCTGCGGCGGGCCTGTACGCGCGGTCGCTGGCGTATTGCGCTGACCAGTTGACGGACGGGTTCGTGCCGGAGGCGTGGGCGTCGTCGTGCGGTTCGCGCGCGGAGATCGCGAGTCTTTTGGCGTCGAAGCTGTGGCGGAAACGGCGCGGCGGGTTCGTGCTGCCGGACTATCTGGAGTTCAACCCGTCGCGGGCGGATGTCCTGCAAAAGCGGGTGTCCGCGGCGGAGCGGAAGCGTAGGTCACGTTCTCGTCACACGCCGGTCACGCGTGACACGGCTGTGACTCACGCGGGCTCGGATTCCCCATCCCCTAACAACGGTGCATCTCCTGACGGAGCTGCACCGACGCGGCGCGACCTGGTCGCGCACTTCGTCGACGAGACCCGACGGGTGGTTCGCCGCGATCCGCTCGACAACGCGAAGGCCCGGATGGGGCGGCATGTGAAGGCGCTGCGGGAGCAGGGCGTCGCGGACGATCTGATCGCCGCCGCGATCACCGAGACGGTCGAGGCGGGTCTGAACGTCGGTGCTGTCCTGTCGGTCGCCGACCAGCTCCACCGGGGCGGCTACCGCGGCCGGAACGGCGCGAGCCCGAACGGCCGTGGCGGCGGGATGAGCGCGGCGGAGATCGCGGCGATGGCGGAGGCGGCGGCGTGACGCGGCGGGAGGCGATGGAGCTGGTGGCCGTATTGAAGGCGGCTTTCCCGCGGCAGCCGGTCGAGCCGGAGACGGTGAAGGTGTACGCGAACTTCCTCGTCGACCTGGACGTCGACGCGGCGACGGCGGCGGCGAAGAGGCTGGTCGCGACGTCGAGGTTCTTCCCGACGATCGCGGAGCTCCGCGAGGCAGCCGCCGAGACCGAGCTCGGTTTGCCGAACGAGGTCGAGGCGTGGGACATGGTCAACAGGTTCGTGTTCCACCAGGGCGACCGGGTTCCATGCCCGGCGGGCTGCGACGACGGCTGGGCCGACCGTGACGGCGACGTCGTCTGCCCGGACTGCCACGGCTACGGCTGGGTGGAGGAGCGCCCGCCGCCGCTGCACCCGGTGTTGCGGCAGGCGTTGGACTTCATCGGTGGTTCGTGGGGGCTCCGCGCGACCGGGCATTCGGCGGTGCTGCGAGCGCAGTTCCGGGACGCGTACCGGACGCTCCGCCCGCAGGCCGTTCGCGGCGTGGCCATCGAGTCGCTCGTCCTCGACGGCGGCCCGAAACCACCGGAGCTCGAGGCCGCCCCGCAGCTGAGGTCGGTCGGATGACGGTCGGTGACATGAGCGAGCGTCGCGACGCGATCGTCCGTCTGCTCCGCACCCGCGACGATCATCTCCCTCTGCCTGTCCACCGGACGGAGGCCTCGTCGGGGTTCGTCCACCAGACCGTCGCACCGGCGGTCTGTCCGACCTGCGACGGCGTCTCCTCGTTCGGATGCACCGGATGCGGCGGCAGAGGAGAGATCGAAGTGCAGCGCGACCGCGACCCGTACGCGACGGACAAGGTGCTGCCCTACGGGTTCAGCGTCGATCGGCACGAGGCGGCGCGGGAGCGCGACCGGCAGATCGACGTCCTCGACCGCCAGTTGGCCCGCCCGGTCTCGGTGGAGGACGAGCTCGCGGATGCGAACGCGCACCCGTGGGCGTGGGAGCTCGCCCGCAGGCGGATGTGGCGGCAGTTCGACTACGCGCCGCTCGATCGGGCGCTGGAGCAGCTCCGCAATGAGGACGAGCCGGCGTGCCGGGCGCTGCACGCGGTCTACGTGTACGGCTGGCTCGCGGAGAGCAGCGCCCCGGCGTCGGCGCTCGAGCGGGGCCTCGACTTCCTCGACGCCCGGCTGCCTGATCCGATCCGCGCCCCGGGTGCGGAGCCTGGTCAGCGGGTGCGCGGCAAGCTTCCGTCGGGCGGCGGAGCAGCGGCGAAGGCGAAGGACGCGCGGGCCGCGGAGATGCGCGAGCTCGCCCGTGCGGGAGCCGCCCCTGCCGAGCTCGCGGCCGAGTTCGGCGTCTCGATCCGCACGGTCTATCGTGTCGTGAACGAGGCCGCATGACGAAAGGAGCCAAGCTGGTGAATCTCCCGCTGATCCACCCCAGCAACGCATCACGCACACGGTGTGCGGACGGACGTTCAAGGGACTAGCGGCGTTCGGGGCGCACCTCCCTTGCGACGTCGAGGAGCGGCAACTCGCCATGGAGAGGGAGATCGCGGAGCACAACCGCCGGGGGTACGAAGTCCTCCTGGGCGACCCGGCCCCGATGACGGCGAGCGAAGGCGAGTGGGGCCGCGGCTACAACGCGGCCTTCGACGATCTCGTCAAGCCGCTCGCGGCGAGAGTTGCACGCGCAGAGGCGGAAGCAAAGAACGCGACGCTTGTGGTCGCCGCGCTCGTAGAGAAAGCCGGCGGCTCGGTCGACGTCGACCTCATCACCGCGGACGCGCTCGATCTGATCAGCGAGAATCCGCCGGACTCGTTCGGGATGCGGCTCAGCGTGCGACGTCGAGGGCGGGGCGCGGACTGAGTGTCGTCCGGCGCGCCTGGCAGTGTTCGTGGCGGCGGGAACCGAAAGGCTCTTTGCCGCAATCACCTTGTAGGTGAACTGCGCCCTCAGACCGCCCATGTCGGCGGTCTTCGCGTCTCTGGAGGCGATGTGGCAAGCGTCTTCGGCGGCGCCGGCCGCCCATCAACGGAAGAGTCCGACCGCCGCCGCCGCGAATTCCTACGCCTGATCGTGGAGGGCGTCCCCGGCGACGAGGCGGCTCGGCGCGCACGGATCAAGCCCGAGCGCGCGCTCGCGATCCTCACCCACCCGGACGTGCGACCATTACTGGCGGCGTGAACTGCGTCGAGAACACGTACGAATCCATCGAGGGTTCGCTTCGACCGCTGATCGTGGACGACGAATCCGCGGCGGAGGTCTTCTCGGCGCTCCACGATGTCGCATGGGTGTCGCTCGCATCGACGGCAACGAGCTACAGCGAGGCGATGGATCTCGCGGTAGACCATGGCGAGCGGTGCTTCACGTGGGGTTGGCGGAGCGCTAGCGATTTCATCGCAGGCGCGCGCGGGAAGGGCGAGAGCAGCATCGAACTCTACGCCGAGCTAGCCATTCGGTCAGGCACGGTCTCCGAGAGCATCCGGCGGCTCATGGAATCCCTCGGTCTGAGGCCGGTGCTGTGAACCGCGAGCCGGGAGTCCCGCCGCTCGGCTGGCACGTGGTGAGCGGGGAGCAGCTACTGGAGCTTCTACGCCGGGCGCGCGCTGGCGAAGATCCTCGCCTGCTCGCAGCCCAAATAGGCGGGCGATCACCGGAGCATCCCTTCCCGAGCCGCCTAACGCCAAGGGCTACGCGAACGATGAGCACGAGCACGTCAGATGGCGCGTAGCTTCCGTCTCTGTCGGCGCTGCCACGGCCTCTCGTGCCTGTGGTGGATCTGCCGTCCGGACGTCACCGCGCTATGAGCGCGAGGCGTCCCGGGACGTCCGAGCGCGGCTACGGCCCCGCCCATCGTCGCGAGAGGCGCGCGTGGGAACCGAAGGTCGCCACCGGCACGGTTCGTTGTGGCCGCGGCGCCGCGTGTAAGTACGCCGAGGGTGAAGTCGGGGGCCTGATCGATCCTGCGGAGGAGTGGGATCTCGGTCACGACGATCGCGACCGCTCGATTTACACCGGGCCGGAGCACGCTGCGTGCAACAGGGCCACGGCGAGTCATCGTCCTTCGCGCCGCCGGCCGCCCGAGCCGCACCCTGGTTCGATAGAGCCTGGGGGGCACCCCCTCCCGCCTATCGTCCGGCGACCGCGGGCTTAGCGGCTGACGCTCGCTACGGGTTTTGAAGTTTGGGTTTCTGCGGCCCAGGCGGCCGCGCCACCAGCGATCCGGGAGGTCGTGATGGGGAGCCGTGGGCCTGTGCCCAAGCGGTCGACGCAGCGTCGGCGCGTAAACAAGGAGACGCAGCCGAAGAAGTCGACCGGCGCGGTACACGTCCGCGTTCCGAAGGTCGACCCGAAGTGGCATCCGGCGGCCAGGGCGTGGTTCCGCTCGCTCGCTGCATCGGGCCAGTCGAAGTTCTACGAGCCCTCGGACTGGGCGTCCGCGTGGCTCATCGCCGAGAGCATCAGCCGTGACCTGAAGCCGCAAGTCGTCGGGATCGTGGAAGAGACCGGCGAGCCCGTCTTCGCGGTCATCCCGATGAAGGGCGCGTCGCTTGCCGCGTACCTGAAGGCGATGTCCGCCCTGCTCGTGACCGAGGGCGACCGACGCCGGGCGCGGCTCGAGCTCGAACGGCCGAGCGAGGGAGGCGCCGGCGGCGCCGAGAGCGTTCCGAGCCTCGATGACTACCGCAAGCGTCTCACCGGCTGACCGGCTCCAGACGCTTCCTCCGGATCTTCCGGAGCTGACGCTCGGCTTCGAGGTCGCCGCCTGGTTCGAGGGCGGGCCGAACCGGGACAAGTTCGGCGGGCTCGTGCAACCGAACGGCCCGCGCGCGCGGCAGCGGTTCCGGCTCACCAACGGCCAGCTCCGCTTCCTCGTCTGGTGGTACGCCATCGACGAGGACGGCCGCTGGCTGTTCAACCACGGCGTCCGGCGCCTCGCGAAGGGCTCCGGGAAGTCGCCGTTCGCGGCCGTGCTCGCGCTCGCTGAGTTCTGTGGCCCGGTCAGGCTGCACGACTTCGACTCCAGCCGCCCCGGCGGCTGCGTTGGCCGGCCGGTGGACATGCCGCTGGTGCAGATCGCGGCCACCGCGGAGTCGCAGACGGCGAACACGATGCGGATGGTGCGTGCGTTCGCGCCCAAGGGCTCCGAGATCGTCGCGCTCTACGAGCTCGACCCCGGCAAGACCCGCTACTACAAGCTGCCCGAGGGCACGCTTGAGGTCATCACCTCATCGGCGACAGCAGCCGAGGGCGGCGAGGCATCGTTCATCGTCGCTGACGAGACGGAGCACTGGAAGCCGTCGAACGGCGGCGTCGAGCTCGCCGCGACGCTCGCCGACAACCTCGCGAAGTCGGGCTCCCGGATGCTGGAGACGTCGAACGCATGGGTGCCCGGCATTGAGTCGGTCGCGCAGGCGAGCTACGAAGCGTGGCTCGCGCAGGAAGAGGGCCGCGCCCGCGGCGAGACGAAGATCCTCTATGACGCGACGATCGCGCCGTTCGACACGGATCTCGCCGACGCAGACTCGCTGCGCCGCTCGCTCGAGCACGTCTACGCCGACTGCCCCTGGGCCGACGTCAGACCGATCATGGAGCGGATCTGGTCGCTCCGGTCGAAGGTCGACGACTCGAAGCGGAAGTACCTGAACTGGCCGACTGCCGCCGAGGACGCTTGGGTCGCGCCCGAGCAGTGGTCGCGACTCGCCGACCCCACGGTCGAGGTCGCCGAAGGCGCCGAGATCGCTCTCTTCTTCGACGGCTCCAAGTCCCAAGACGCGACCGCGCTGATCGGCTGCGAGCTTGACAGCGGCCACGTGTTCACCCTCGACGTGTGGGAACCCGACCCGAACGACGCGGTCGACGTCGTGGACGCCAACGACGTCGACCGCGTCGTCCGACTCGCCTTCGAGCGCTACGACGTCCTCGCCTTCTTCGCCGACGTTCGCGAGTGGGAGTCGTTCGCGCTCACCGAGTGGCCGGGCCGGTACAAGGACGACCTCCTGCTGTGGGCGGTGCCGACCGGGAAGCCGCCGCAGCCGATCGCGTGGGACATGCGCTCGCACACGATCGAGTTCGCGAAGGCGGCCGAGGCCTGCCACGCGGAGATCACCGACAAGGAATCGAAGGCCTTCACGCACGACGGGGATCCGCGCACAGCGCGGCACATCGGGAACGCCCGTCGGCGGCCCTACCAGGCATGGGTCTCGATCGGCAAGGAATCCCCCGATTCGCCCCGCAAGATCGACGCGGCCGTCTGCGTGGTCGGCGCTCGGATGGTGAGACGTCTCGTGCTCGGCAGCGTCAAGTACCGCCGCCGGCGCAAGCGCACCGGCAAGGCCATGTTCGTCTAGGGAGGCGTCGCGAGTGCTGACACCCGATGAAGCGGTCGCGCAGGCGCGCGAGCTGAAGCAGCTGCACCAGGGCGAGCGAGCGCAACTCGACCTGATCCGCCGCTACTGGAAGGGCGTGCAGCGGCTCCCGGTCGTCATCCCGAGCAGCTCGCCGCCGGTCGTGCGAAAGATGGCCGCGATCGCCCGCGTGAACATGTGCGAGATCGTCATCAACTCGCTCGCGCAGTCGACGTTCGTCGACAACTTCCGCACGAAGGACGCGGACGAGGAGCTCGACGTCTGGAACGCCTGGCAGGCGAACAAGATGGACGCTCGTCAGAGCGGCATCCACCGGGCCGCCTACGCCTACGGCGCCGCCTACACGATCGTGCTGCCGGGCGATCCCCTGCCGGTGATCCGCGGCGTGTCGCCGCGGCAGTTGTGCGCGGTCTACGGCGATGATCCCGACTGGCCCGAGTTCGCGCTCGAGCACCGCCGCGGCAAGTACTGGCGCCTGTACGACGCCGACGGCGTCTACGAACTGACGGACAACGGCGGTCGCCGCTCGTTCGAGCAAACCGCCGTGCGCGAGCACGGCGCCGGAGTCACCCCGGTCGTGCGCTACCTCGACGAAGACGACCTCGACGCAGACGACGATGTCGACGGCGAGGCCGGCGACGTCATGCGTCGGCTGCGCAAGCCGATGCGCGGGCAGATCGCGCCACTGATGTCGATTCAGGATCAGATCGACCTGACGACGTTCGAGTTGCTCGTCGCGCAGCACTTCTCGGCGTTCCGGCAGCGGTACATCATAGGCTGGGTCGCCGAGGACGAGATGGCGCTCGCGAAGGCCTCCGCGGCGCAGGTGTGGACGTTCGACGCGCCCGCCGAGGGCGAAGGGGCGATGAAGGTCGGCGAGTTCGACCAGACGGAGCTCGACGGCTACCTCAAGAGCCGCGACTCGTCGCTCCGGCACGGCGCCACCCTGTCGCAGACGCCCGCTCACGAGCTTATCGGGGAGCTCGTCAACCTCTCCGCCGAGGCGCTCGTCGCCGCCGAGTCGGGCCATGACCGGAAGGTCGACGAGCGCAAGACGATGCTCGGCGAGTCGCACGAGCAGACGCTCCGGCTCGTCGGCACGCTGGCCGGCACGAAGGTGCCCGACGACGCCCAGGTCGTCTGGCGCGAGACGTCCGCGCGCGCGTTCTCCGCGACCGTGGACGCGCTCGGGAAGCTGTGCAAGATGCTCGGCATCCCGGCCGAGGAGCTGTGGGAGCGCATCCCTGGCGCCACCCGGCAGGACGTCGAGCGGTGGAAGGCGGCAGCGGCCGCCAACGGCGGCGAAGGCGAGATGGCCGAGGTGTTCCGGATCCTGCGTGCCTCCGTCACCGGCAACTCCGACCCGGCCGCGTGAGCCGCACCGAACAGGGCGCGAACCTCACCGAAGGGCATCGCCGCGCGCAGCTGCGGTTGCGGGCGCGTGCGCTCCGCGACTACACGCTCCTGTGGTCGATCTGGAACGCCGAGGACGCGTCGACGTTCCCGCTGCTCGTCACGGCGACGCTCCCGCTCGTCCGCGCCTACCACCGCCTCTCGGCGGCGCTGGCGGTCAGCTACTACGAGGCGTTCCGCACTGCCGAAGACGTCGCCGGCGCCGCGACTCCGCGGCTCGCTGGAGCGCTCGCTCCCGCGCAGGTGACGGCGTCGCTGTACGCGACCGGCAAGGTCGCGGCCGAGAAGGCGCTCCGCGAGGGCCTCGCGCCCGAACGGGTACGGGAGGCGGCGCTCGTCCGCACCTCCGGGGCCGTGACCCGGCACGTGCTCGACGGGGGCCGGCAGACGTTGCTCCGGTCGGTCGCCGCGGACAAGCTCGCGCTCGGCTGGGCGCGGGTCACCGACGGCGTGCCGTGCGCGTTCTGCGCCGTCCTCGCCGGCCGCGGCCCGGTCTACAAGACACGCGAGTCAGCTGGCTTCCAGGCGCACGACCACTGCGGCTGCACCGCCGAGCCGTTCTACGAAGGCGCCGCCTGGCCAGGCCGCGCCCGCGAGTACCGCGACCTCTACAACCGGGCGGTCGCCGCCGCGCGCGCGTCGGGCGAACTCGACCGCGGCAGCTCGAACGACCTGCTGAACGCGTTCCGTCGCACCCGGGCTGAGGCCCAAGCGAGCGGGCGAAGGCTGGGGCCTGCCAGGGGCTCATAACCCCCGGACGCCGGGTTCGATCCCCGGGCCCGCCATGAACCGGAAGGGAGGAAGCACGTGGCCGTCACCGACAAGCCGTGGAACGGCGACGCGAGCCGCTTCTCGGACGCCGAGTACGCGCGCTCCTGCATCCTCGACCTCGCCGACTGCATGGCCTCGGCGCGCGACCGGACAGCGAAGGAGCGGTACAAGCTCCCGATCCGCGAGCCGAGCGGCGCGTTGAACGTGAACGCGCTCGGCGCCGCCGCCGCCGCGCTCGCCAGCGCGCGCACGCCGCTGCAGGCGTGCCGGGCCGCGAAGGCGACCGCCGCACGAAAGCTGCTTCGCGCCTACCGCGAAGCCGGCCTCACCCCGCCCGACTCGCTCACGCAGCGGGCCGCGTAACCACACGAACCCGGGAGGTTCCCACCATGGGCCAGGAGCCCGTCTTCGAGCTGCCCGCCGGGCTGCTCGAGCTCAAGGCAGCACTCGAAGCCGAATGGCCGGCGCGCCGCGCCGCCCTCCACGCGACCGGCGTCCCGCTCGGCGAAGGCGACGAGACGGAAACCGAGACGGAAACCGAGACCGGTACGGAGACCGAGACGAAGCCCGATCCAGACGAGGGTCTCGACGCCGAGCAGCTGAAGGCAGAGCTGAAGAAGGCTCGCGCAGAAGCGGCAAAGCGCCGCGTCGAAGCGCGCGAAGCGAAGGCTCGCGCGAAGGAGTACGAGGACCAGAACAAGACCGAGGCGCAGAGGCTCGAGGAGCGCGCCACCACCGCCGAGCAACGCGCATCCACCGCTGAGGCGACGAGCCTGCGGCTCGAGGTCGCGCTCGACAAGGCCCCGGAGGAAATGGCGATCGCGCAGGTGCGCAAGCTCGCGAGGCGCATCACCGGCAGCACGAAAGAGGAGATGGAGGCGGACGCCGAGGAGCTGTTCGCCGACTTCGCTCCCAGCAGCACCGACGACGACCCCAGGCGGGATCCGTCGCGGCGGCCGCGCGAGCGGCTGCGGCCTGGCGCCGCCCCCTCCGCTGAGGAGGAGGAAACCGACCCCGCCAAGCTCGCGGCCAAGGTGCCGCGACGGTTCTAGGCCCCGGCGCCGCCGGCGGCCTGAGAGGAGAGCACAACGATGAACACGTTTCTCAAGCCGACCGTCATCGCCAACACGGCGCTGGGGCTGCTCACCCGCGCGGTGACGCTGCCTCGCCTCGTGTGGCGCGACCCGGTCGGCGACCGCCACATCGGCGCGCTCAACGACACGGTCTCGATCCGCCTGCCGGCGTTCGTGACCGCGAACGAGCGCGCGCTCCGCTCTGGTGACGCCCGGGCGAAGACGAGCCTGTACGAGCGCAAGGTCGACATCACGCTCGACACGGACGTCTACGTCCAGACCGACCTGCCGGACGAGATGCTCGAGCTCGACATCTCCGACTTCGGGATGCAGGTGCTCGACCCGATCGTCGGGGGGATCGGCCGAAAGATCGACGCCAAGCTCGCCGCGGCCATCACCGGCGCAACGTACGAGAACACGATCGCGTTCGTCCGCTCCACCGACCGGCCGTACCGGGACGTCGCCGTGCCGGCGCGGATGTACCTGAACAACGCGTTCGTCCCGGCGGCGGGCCGCGTGCTCGTCTGCGGCTCCGACCTGGAGTCGGAGATCCTGACCGACGACCAGTTCATCCGGGCGGATCACATCGGCGACAGCGCCGAGGGCACCGTCCGCGAGGGCCGGATCGGCCGGATCGCAGGGTTCGACGTGTACGGGTCGGACACCTGCCCGATCATCCCCGCCGACGAGGCGTACGCGTTCCACTACACCGCGTACGCGCTGACGCTGCACGCCCCGCGCGTGCCCGCCGGCGCGCAGGGCGGGTGGAGCGCCTCCGCCGACTACGAGGGGATGGCGATGCGCGTCCTGCGGTTCTTCGACCAGACGACCTGGCAGGACTCGCTCGGCGTCGACTCGTGGCTCGGTACGGGCGTCGTGCCCGACTTCGGCCACTACGACGACGATCCCGACGCGGGCGGCAAGTTCGTCCCCGGCGAGAACCCGGACGATCCGATCACCGGGCACACGGACGACTGGCTGAACGACGACGACCGGCTCGTCCGCGCGGTCAAGATCACCGTCTCCTGACGGGGCCTTGACCTCGGTCTGCATCTTCTCGGCCGCGTACCGGCGGCTCGCCGTCACACGGCTGGTGCTCCAGCAGCGCCAGCGGCTGTGCGGCGAGCTCGCCGGCTGCGGCATCGACGCGACGATGCTGATCGCCGCCGACGACGAGAACCTCGACATCGCGGCCGAGTACGGCTGCGACACCGTCGAAGCGCCGAACCTGCCGCTCGGGAGGAAGTGCAACATCGGGCTCCACCACGCGGCCCGCACGGGAGTCGACTACATCGTCTGGGTCGGCTCCGACGACTGGATCCACCCGGACGTGTTCCAGCCGCTGCTCGAGCGGGCCGCCGGCAAGCGGCCCGCGATCGTGACCGGCAGCCGGCTCGCGCTCGTCAACCTCCAGACCGGACGGCTGCAGCGGGTCGCCTCGCCGAGCAAGTACGGCGCGATCCCGTGGCTGATCGACCGGCGGCTGTTCACGACCCGCACTGTCGTGCCGATCAAGCCCGAGCTGAAGCGGGGACTGGACGGCGCGCTCGTGCGCGGCCTCCGCCACGCCCACCTCGACTTCGAGTGGGTCTTCCACGACCCGCACGACTTCCGCTGTGTCGACTTCAAGAGCGACCAGAACATCACCCCGTACAAGGCGCTCGCGAAGCACCTCGGCACCGCGCCCGAGGAACCGGCCTGGGACACGCTCGCCGGCTGGTTCGACGCCGACCTCGTCGCCGCGGCGCGCGAGCTCGCGCCGAGCAGGCAATGAGGCGGTTCAACGCAAGCGACCTCGAGCAGCTCGACGCGCAGCTGCTCGCGCCCGCCCGCACCGTCGTGTCGATGTTGGCCGTTCACACCGGCGCTCGCGGCCCGGACGTAATCGGGCTCCGCCACGACGTCGACGACAACAAGGATTCGCTCGCGACCGCGGCCAAGCTCGCCCGCTGGGAAGCCGAGCGCGGCTACCGTTCCACCTACTTCATCCTGCACGGGTCGAGCTACTGGCGCGACGAGCACGCTCTTCGCGCGGCGCTGGAGGAGATCGGGGCGGCCGGCCACGAGATCGGCGTCCACGCGAACGCGGTCGCGGTCGCGCTCCGCGACGGCGGCGACCCGGCCGAGATCCTGCACGCCGCGATCGAGCGGCTGCGCGGGTTCGGCTTCCCGGTCGTCGGCGTCGCCCCGCACGGCGACCCGGCCTGCCGGCGGGTGGGGTTCGTCAACGACGAGATGTTCGCCGAGTGCGCCCGGCCGGCGATGGGCGCGCCCGATCGTGTCCTCACGCTCCACGGTCGCAGCCTGACGCTCGCACCGCGCCCACTCGCCGACTTCGGGCTCGCCTACGAGACCTACCGGCTGCCGCACGGCCGCTACCTCTCCGACTCCGGCGGCGCCTGGAACGTGCCGCCGCCGAGCGTCGCGGACGGGCTGGGACAGCTTCACATCCTCCAACACCCCGACTGGTGGGCCGGCGCGTTCGCGCGGCCCTGAAAGAAAGGACGACCATGCGCAAGAAGCTCCGGAACCCCGACACCGGCGAGACCGTCTCCGTCACCAACGCCGGCGCGAAAGTCCTGCTCGGCCGCGGCTACCTCACCGTCGGGGCCGCCGCCGAGGCGCCCGCAGAGGAGCCGAGCCTCGAGGGCATGAAGCTCGCCGATCTCCTCGATCACGCCGTCAAGATCGGCGTCGACCTCGACACGCTCGAGCACCGGGGCGGCCCTGGCACCTCCAAGGCCGAGGTGATCGCGGCGATCGAGGCCAGGGCGGCCTGGCAGTCCTGATGAGCGTCTCCAACTACCTCGAGACGAAGGTGATGGACGCGCTCTTCAACAACGTGTCCCCCGCCGCGATCCAGCTCGCGAACCGGTACCTCAAGCTCCACACCGGCGACCCGGGCGAGGACGGCACCGCCAACGCGGCCACCGAGACGACCCGCAAGTCGGTCACGTCCGCGGCGTCGGCGAACGGCGTGTTCACGTCCACGAACGACCTCACCTGGACGAACGTCGCCGCGTCGGAGACGTACTCGCACGCATCCGTGTGGGACGCCGCCGGACCTGCTGGCGGGAACTGCCTCTGGACGGGCGCGCTCACCGCATCGAAGGCCGTCAACGCAGGCGACACGTTCACGATCTCGGCCGGCTCCCTGACCGTCACCCTCGACTGATAGGCGGCCGTAGGTGACGGACACCTTCAAGAAGCTGTACCAGGGCCAGCCCGGCACCGGCGCGGCCGCGCTCTACACCTGCCCGGCCGCGACGACGGCGATCATCCGGCACATCCGGGTCGTCAACAACGACACGCAGGCCCGGCTGATCACGCTCTGGGACGGCGGCAGCGCCGACTCGAACGCGATCCTGCCCGCGACGAGCGTGCCGAAGGGCGGCGTGCTCGAGCTGGACGTGTTCGTCGTCGTAGGAGCCGGCGTGGCGATCCAGGGCAAGGCCGACGCCGCGGCCAAGGTCACCGTGACGATGTACGGGGTTGAGATCACCTGATGGCGACGACGACGAGGTTCGCGGACGGGACCACGTCGACGCCGTCGGCGAGCGTCAACGTGCAGGTGTTCGACGTCTCCGACACCTGGGAGAAACCTGCGGGCGCCGTTGGCGTGGAGGTGATCTGCATCGGCGCCGGCGGCGGCGGCGACGGCGGCCACAGCGGCTCGAGCGTGGCCACCGCAGGCGGCGGCGGCGGCGGCGGCGGCTCGATCACGCGCGCGTTCTTCAAGGCGGATGACCTGAGCTCGAGCGTCACGGTCACTGTCGGCGGGGGCGGCTCCGGCCACGCCGGCTACGCGGGCGGCGGTGGAAGCGTCGGCGGCGGCAATGGAGGCAATTCGTCGTTCGGCTCCTACCTCAAGGCCTACGGCGGCCAAGGAGGCGTGGGCTCCATCGCCGGCGGCGGCGCCAGCGCCGCGGCGGCTCCCGGGGCCACCGGTACCGGCGGGTCGCCTGCGGTCGACAGTGCGATCGGCGGCCAAGGCGCGAACGCTCGCGCTTCCGGAGCGGCGTCCACGGCCGGCTGCGCGGAATACGGCGGCGGCGGAGGGGGCGCGAGCAGCAGTTCCTCGGCAGGCACGACCGGCGGCTCCTCGATCTTCGGCGGCCCCGGCGGAGGAGGCGGCGGCAGCGTCACCAACGGAAACGTCGGCCGGGCCGGCGGTGCCGGCAGTGCGCCCGGAAGCTATGCATCCGGCGGCGGCGGCGCCGCCGGCGGGATCGGTAGCAGCGGCACCGACGGCGCGAGCGGCCCGCTCCCTTACTGCGGAGCGGGTGGCGGCGGCGGAGGTGGCGGCTCCGGCATCAACGGTCTCGGCGGCGGCAACGGCGGAATCGGCGCCGGAGGCGGCGGCGGGGGTGCCGGATCGACCCCGGGCACGCAGGGCGGCGCCGGCGGCGCCGGCGGCGGCGGCCGCGTGATCGTCTTGACCTACTTCTGAGCCGTGGCCGCGACGAACGCGTACGAGCGTCACTTCGAGCTCGACCGCTACGCCGGCAACCTGCCCGGCCAAAGCTACGACGACCTGCAGTGGAACTCCTCGGTCGTCGTCGCCGGCGCCGCGGCGCTGACCGGCGCGGGCACGCTGGCCGCGACCGGCGTCCGCACAAGACTCGGCGGCGCGGCGCTGACCGGCGCGGGGACGCTCGCAGCAGCGGGCGTCCGCACGAGGCTCGCCGCCGCCGCGCTCACGGGCAGCGGGACACTCGCCGCGACCGGCGTCCGCGGAACCGCCGGCGCCGCGGCGCTCACCGGCACGGGTTCGCTCGCCGCTACGGGCGTCCGGACGGTTTTCGGGGCGGCGCCGCTCGCAGGCGCTGGCACCCTCCTCGCCGCCGGCTTCCAGACGGCGTTCGGCCAGGCAGCGCTCACCGGCGCGGGCGCGCTCGCCGGCGCGGGTGTCCGCACCGCGTACGGCGCGGCGGCGCTCACGATCGGAAGCTCCGCGCTCGCCGCGAACGGGTACGCGACCGTCGCCGGCGCCGCAGCGCTGACCGGAACCGGAACGCTCGCGGCGGCCGGGGTCAGGACGCGCTACGCGACCGCTGGACTGGCCGGGACGGGGACGCTCGCCGCGACCGGTGTCCGCACTGTGCTCGGTGCGGCGGCGCTCAGCGGGCACGGCACGAGCTCCGCCATCGGCGTCCGCGTCAGGTACGGCGCCGCGGCGCTCACCGGCACCGGAACCGTGGCAGCCGCGGGGACACGCACCGCCTACGGCGCCGCCGACCTGACCGCGACCGCGACGCTCACCGCCGCCGGCTACCAGATCGCCTATAGCGCCGCGGCGCTCGCCGGAGCAGGCGTTCTCGCCGCGGACGGGATCGTGTTCGCGCTTGGCGCGCTGCTCGAGCCGCCGACGCTCACGTTCACCGATCGAGGCGCGTTTGCGGCCGTCGCGCGCGGCGCAGTCGCCTCGCTCCTGCACGGCAAGACGACCGAGAGCGGCGGCGGCAGGGTGAGCCGCACCAGCGAAGGCCGGATCGACACCGGGGAGCCGGGAGGAGTGACCTGATGGGAGAGATCGTCTCGTTCACCGGCTACACGCCTCCGGCCCGCTACGACTCGGTCGCATGGGAACAGGTCGAGGTCGACGAAGCCGAGACGGCCGCGGGGCCGTGGACGCTGATCGACACGATCGCGTTCGACGACGTCGACGACGACCCGACGCACCCGGCGGCCCGGTCGTTTACGACCGAGAACGGCACCGCCCCCGACCTGTGGTACCGGCTCCGCTTCCTCGACGGGAACGGCGGCCAGTCGAACCCGACTGTGGCCGTCCGGAACAGCGAGTCCGGGCCACCGGCCCGGTTCGCGACCGCCGACGACCTCGCCACCCGGCTCGGCCTCGACCTCTCCGACGCGGAGCGGATCCGCGCCGACCGGCTGCTCGAGCTCGCCTCCGGCCTGATCCAAGACGCGGCCAGGCAGACGATCGAGCTGGTCGCCGGCGACGTGCTCACCCTCCCGGGCACGAACGACGAGACGATCCACCTGCCGCAAAAGCCGGTCGCCAGCGTCGAGCAGGTCACCATCGACGGCGTGCCGCTCGTCGAGGGCACCGACTGGTACCTGGACGGGAACGTGATCGTCCGCCGCTCCAGAAGGCTCCTGTCCGGAGGGATCGCCGACCAGCAACTCGTCCCCTGGGCCGGTTTCGGCTGGCCCGGGCAGACGATCCGGATCACCTACACGCACGGCTACGCGGAGATTCCGGAGTCGGTGAAGGCGATCTGCCTGGAGGCCGTCGTGCGGGTCTGGGTCAACCCGGGCGCGGTCGCGCAGGAACGCGCCGGCGACAGCTCGACCTTGTACACGACCGCCGGGGCGCCGTCGGGGCTGCTGCTCACCGACACCGAGCTGCGGGCGATCCGGCGCCTGTTCGGCCGGAAGGCGTCCAGCGTCGCGATCGGCCGATGAGCCTCGCCTCTTCGCGGCTGTCGCTGATCCACCGCTGTACGATCGAGCGGGACGCGAGCGCCGGCACCGCCGGCGCCTGGAACACCCCCGCGCCGCCGCTGTGGGTGACGCACATCGACGAGCAGCCGTGCCGCGCCTGGGTGGCAGCGGACAGGCCCGTCGTCCGCCACGGCACGCTCGAGGCGACGCTGGTTGAGCTCGCGATGATCGTCCCGCTCGGCACCGATGTCACCGCCCACGACCGCGTCGCGGCGGTCAGCAACCGCGGCGAGCTCCTGTTCGAGGGGCCGCTCACCATCCACGCGGTGCTGCCGCGCCGCGACCACCTCGAGCTGATCCTCTCCCGGGCCGTCTAGTGGCCGGCCGGGCCCGGCTCGCCTGGCACGGCGACCAGCTCGCCGTCCGGATGCGTCGCGCCGCCCGCGCCGCCGTCGACGAGACCGTCGACGAGGCCGCCGACGACGCCCGCGTCTCGCACGAGTGGCAGAACCGGACGCTCCAGCTCGAAGAGGAGATCGTCACCGAGCACGCAGATCCGGGCGAGCGCAACCCCTCCGCCCGCTTCGGCACCACCCGCGGCCGCGGCTTCTACGGCCTCTTCCACGAGGAAGGCACCGTGCATGAGTACGAGCGGCCCTTCCTCCGGCCGGCCGCCGACCGGTTCTTCCCGACGCTAGCGCACAAGATCAGCCGGAGGTTCAGGAGCTCGTGACCATCGCCGACCCGATCGCCGAGCTCGTTGCGCTGCTCGCCGCCGACCCGGACGTGGCCGCGCTCGCCGGCGGCAACGTGTTCGGCTACCTCACCGACGACGCGCGCGCGGGGATGCCGCAGCCGGCCGTCGTCGTCTCCCCCGCCGGCGGGCCGGGCCGTCGCGGCTACATGCGCGTCCGCCGCACCCGCGTCGACACGACCTGCTACGGCGACACGCTCGAGCAGTCGTGGCAGCTCCACGCCGCCGTCCGCGAGGTGCTGGAGGGCATCCGTCGCAGCGGCTCGCTGCTGTCGGCGCAGACGATCGCCGACGGCACGAACAGGCTCGACCCACTCACCAAGTGGCCGACCTGTTTCGCCAGCTACCAGCTGCTGTCGGCCGACACGACCGACTGAGAAACAGCGCGACCCGCGCTGGGAACCACGACAAGGAGGAGCAGAGATGCTCAAGCAGACGTTCGCGACGTCGATCAGGTCCGCCGCCGGCGGCACCGTCGTCAGCGAGTCGACCGAGTTCAGCGCCGACGCCGAGCACGACATCCAGAACCAGGTCGGCGCCGGCGACACCGTGATCGAGGGCGTCCCCGTCGACGTCAGCCAGATCGAGGCGTTCTTCATGTACTCCGACCAGGAGGTCACGGTCACCCCGTTCGACGGGCTGAGCGCGACCGCGGACGGCCCGTTCACGATCCCGACGAAGAAGGCGATCTGGTGGAACACCGCCCGCACCGAGGCGTGCCCGTTCACCGCCGACTTCACCAGCCTGCACGTCCACAACGCCGGCGAGCTGGCCGCGAACATCAAGTTCGGCTTCCTCGTCCACGAGGCGTCCTGACGGCCGTGAAGCGCGTCCGCTACGACGGCCGCGGCCGGCTGCGCGTGTTCGGCCACGAGCTCGCGCACAACCAGGTCGCCGAGATGAGCGACGAGGAGGCGGCCAAGCTGGCCGCCCACCCGCACCTGCGGGTGACCGTCCTCGGCGTGACCGTCCACCGCTCCGGCGGCGGCGACGAACAGACCCACGAAGAGGAGGACACAGATGCCCGCCCCGCATGAGATCGTCGCGACGCCGCTGACGATCTACCTCGCTCCTGTCGGGACGGCGTTCCCGGCCGTCGAGGACGACCCCGCCGCCTTCGACGCTGCCTGGGAACTGCTCGGCAGCGAGGGCGACCTGAACTACGGCGAGGACGGCGTGACCGTCTCGCACGGCGAGACCGTCTCCGACTTCACGCCGGCCGGATCGACGATGCCGTCGAAGCGGTTCCGCACCGCCGAGGACTTCCTGATCTCGCTCAACCTGGTCGACCTCGGCCCGGAGGCGTACGCGAAGGTGATGAACGACGCGGAGATCACCGCGACCGGCTCGTCGAAGTCGTTCAGCCTCTTCCGCGGCGACCAGGTGAACGCGTTCGCGGTGCTCGCCCGCGGCATGTCCACCGTCGACAACGAGCTCGCGCTCCAGTACGTGTTCTCGAAGGCGTTCGTGTCCGTCGACGGGAACGTCGTCTGGAACAAGGGCAAGCCGGCCGAGCTGCCGGTCAAGATCCAGGCGATCCGGCACTCGGACGCCGACCTGATCGAGCTCCAGATCCAGACCGCCTGAGGGGCGCGTCCCATGTCTAGGCAAGCCGCCACAGCGCTGGCAGAGGCGGCCCGCACGATCCACGCTGAGGCGCGGGAGCACAAGCGCGCCGAGGCCGAGCACCGCCGCCGCGCCCGCGCGCTGATGCGGAAGCTCGAGCTGATCCGCGCCGAGTGCGAACGGCTCGGCATCGACCTGCACATCACACAGACCCCGGGAAGGGGGCCACAGTGACCGACATCCTCGACCTCTCGAAGGTCGCCGCGCCGCGCCCGACCGTGCGGCTCCCGCACAAGAACGACCCGGACGGCAAGGCGTATCCCTACGCCGCGCCGTCCGATTTCGGCGCGCTCGAGCTCCACCGCGTCGTCGAGCTGCAAGCCGCCTCGGAGAGGCTCGACGCGGTCAAGCGCCCGACGCTGAAGACGAAGAGCGAGCGCACCCGTCTGCTCGGCGAGCTGGTCAAGCTGCTCGTCCCGACGATCGAGCCGCACACGCTCAAGCTGCTCCCGCCGGCCGCCCGCGAGCAGATCGCGCTCACCTGGTTCGGCCACTTCTACGCCGACAAGAAGGGCGAGCAGCCGAAGGGGGAAGCACGGAGCCGCCGGACTACGGCCGCCTCATCCCGCGGCTCCAAGCGTTCTACGGCGGTTCGCCGCTCGGCTGGTTCAGCCTCCCCGGCTGGGCGCTGAACGCCTACCTGGCGATGCTTCCGGCCCTGTACGCGGAGCGGCAGCTGCTCGCGATCGAGGCGGCCAGCGTCCCGCACATGAGCGAGCACGTCCGGCGCGAGCTCGTCGGCCGCTACGCCCGCCGCGTCGAACGAGCCGGCGGGGAGACAAAGCCGCGCTCGGCGCACGAGGCGCTGCTGGCGGCCGGGGTGAAGGTGGCCGAGGTGCCCGCGAAGCCGCGCCGCGGCCGGCGGGACAAGCAGGGACACGACGAGAGGGGTAGGGGTGGCTGACGACTACGAGTCGCTCGGCAAGGCGAGCCTGGAGGTCGAGGCGAACCTGGGCGAGTTCGAGCGCAACATGGAAGAGGCGCGCGGCAGCACCGGCTTCCTTCAGCGCGCGCTCGAGGCGATCATCGTCATCGCCGGCGCCGCCAAGGACGCGCTCGGCGACGTGCGCATGGGGCCGGGACAGGCCGCCGAGTCGCGCGGATCCGCCTCAGCGATCCTGGAAGGCGTCCGCCACATCAGCGAGGAGTCGCTCGCCGCCGCGCACGAGCTCGACCGGGTCAAGCTGACCGAGGAGCAGGCCGCCGAGTCCGAGGTATCCGGGAGCCTCATCACCAGGATCCTCGACCGGATCACCCGCAAGAGCAACGAGGCGCGCCGCTCCCTCGAGTCCGTTCGCCTCGTCGGCGGTGTCCCCGGCCGCTCCGGCGTCGGCGTCGGCCCATTCGGCTCCGGCTTCGGCCGGATCGGCCTGCTCGGCACCGCGGTCGCCGGCGGGGCGCTGCTCGCGCCCGCCGCCGGGCCCGGCGCGCTCGGCCTTCTGGCCGCGATCCCGGCGCTCGCGTTCGGCGCCGCAGGCGCGCTCGGCGCGCTCGCGCTCGCCGGCGCCGGCGTCGGCAAGGCGATCAAGGGCGACAAGGCCGCCTTCGACGAGCTCGGCCCGTCCGCACAGAAGTTCGTGCTCACCGTCCGCTCCCTCGACGGCTGGTTCGAGAAGCTCAAGCAGACCGCTGGCGCCGGCTTGTTCCCCGGCCTGAGCGCCGGTCTGCACTCGGCGCTCTCCCCCGGCACCGTCGGCGTCCTCACCCACGCCGTCGGCGAACTCTCACGCGCGCTCGGCGGCGCCTTCGCGCAGTGGGGCCGCTACTTCGGCTCCCCCCAGTTCCAGGCGCTGTTCGGGCCACTCATGCACGCCGCCGCCCACGACATCGGGCTCCTCTCGACCGCGGTGCTGTACCTCTTCGACGCGTTCGGCGTCCTCGGCCGCGCCGCGATCCCGTTCACGACCTGGCTGCTGACCGCGACCGCACGCGGCGCCCGCTTCGCGTCCACGTGGCTGCGCGCGAAGGAAGCGAGCGGAGCGCTCGCGCACGGCATCGACGAGGCCAAGACCAGCCTGCGGCTCGTCGCTGGTCTCTTCGTCTCGCTGCTACGCGTCGTCGGCGCGCTCGGCCATGCGCTCTACCCTGTCGCGAAGGTCGCCGTCAAGGCTCTGACGAACGGCCTGAACGCGCTCGCCGGGATCATCGAGCACAACAAGGGCGTCATCCGTTCGATCGTCTCCGTGCTCCTGACCGGCCTCGTCACGGCGGTTCAGGGCGCGGTCGGCGCCGTGCGTCTGCTCAGGGTCGGGCTCTCGCACATCGTCGGTGACAAGGCGCGGATCATCACGGCAATCGTCCTGATCGGCGCCGTCCTCGCCGCGACGCTCGGCCCGTACGCCGCCGTGATCGTGGGTGCGATCGCCGCAGTCGGGCTGATCAGGAGGCACTGGCGCAAGCTCGCGACTTTCTTCGTCACGCTCGGCCTGGAGATCGCGAACGCGTTCAAGTGGCTGTGGGTGCAGATCCAGCGGGGCGCGCTCAGGGCCGCCCTCGGCGTGGTCAGGGCGTTCGACTTCAAGATCCTCGGCCACCGGATCATCCCCGGCGTTCACAGGCTCGTGCAGGGGATGCAGGCCGCGCTCGACCGGCTGCACGCGCCGAACATGGACTGGTCGGCCGCCTCGTATCGCGCCGGTCTGATCACGGGCGAGGCGTGGGTCGGCGGCTACACCGCTGCCGTGAACGCCGCGCTCGACAAGCGCCGCGCGCACGGCGGCGTCGTGCTCCGCCGCGGTGGCCTCTACGTCCCGCCGCCGAAGGGCAAGGACAAGGCGAAGCCGGACGAGCCGAAGCCGGGGACGCACGCCTGGTACATGAAGAACCTCGGCTACGACCCGACCGAGGACGCCGGGTCGCCGTTCGGGGAGCCGCCGCCGTTCAAGGACAAGAAGAAGGGGCGGGGCCACGGACGCGGGTCGGCGATCCCGGGGCCGGTGCAGCATCTGGAGGCGCTGGCGGCGCAGGAGGCGTCGATGGCCGCCGGGGCGCGCTCGGCGCGGGAGAAGCGCAAGCACCTGGAGCGGGAGATCGCCGATCTGCAGAAGGCCGACCGGCTGCTGCACGAGAAGTACCTGCACGCGCACGGCCGGGCGAAGGAGCAACTGTTCCGGGAGATCACACGGGTCGAGAACGGGATCCGGCGGGCGCACGAGCAGATCCGGAAGGCGATCGCGAAGGCGCGCCGGCAGGCCGACTCGAACCGGGAGGCGGAGCTGAGGCTCGCCGTCGACCGGGCACGGCTCGCGGTCGAGAACGCGAAGGAGGGCACCGCCGCGTACGACCGGGCGGTGAAGGCGGAGGAGAAGGCGCTGCGGGCGGAGATCGCGTTCTACGACAAGCGGTCGCACAACGCGAAGCTGTCGGCGGCCGCGCGTGACCGGGCGCTGCGGGCGGAGATCGCGGCGAAGCACAAGCTGGCGGCGCTGGAGGGCAAGACCGCCGCGCCGGGCGGGGCGGCCATCTCGGAGTTCCTGTCGAGCTTCGCCCGCATCCAGTCGGAGTTCGCGCCGAACGCGTTCCCGGTCGAGACCGCCGCGGCGGGCGCGCACGCCGGGAAGACGAACACGCACCTGCACGACCTCGTCCACGAGCAGCGGCAGACGAACGCGCTGCTTCGCCAGCTCGTCGCGAAGCACGCCTTCCCCGCCACGGGGTACGCGGTCGAGTCGGCTGGGGCTGTGGCCTGATGCGCTACCAGGCGATCGAGCGGATCGGGTCGTTCACAGCCCTGTCGAAGGCGGTGCCCGACTACCTCGCGATCGACCCGTCCCGCTGCTCCGGCGGCGCCGACGCGCCGCAACGACCGACGGTCGAGCCCGCCCCCGGCTTGGACGGCGCGCTCATCTTCCCGCCGCTCGACGACGCGCAGGTGATCACCCTCGCCGGCGACCTGGTCGTCACCTCGACCGGGATGAGCGCCGAGCCGGGCTACTTCGAGGCGGTCGAGGAGCTGCTCTTCTCGCTCAAGACCGCGCTGAACGACATGAAGGCCGCACCCGGCCCGCTGGTG